AGCTTGCTGCGGCATGGGGCATGACGCAGCCGAACATCCACAAAATGGTCAAGCAGGGAATGCCTATGACCAGCATCGAGGCCGCTACGGAGTGGCGGAAGGATTGGCTCGAAACGCATGGGAGGGGAGACACCGCACCGGAGAACATCCAGCAGGCGAAGCTTCGGAAGACGTTGCTAGAATGCGAGAAGATCGAGTTTGCGCTTTCGGTTGATCGCGGTGAATACGTGAAGAAAAGTGAGCAACGCGAAGCTGGCATCCGCATAGGCGCGATCTTCTCGGCAAAGCTGGCGGCATTGGTCAACGATGCATCGGGCGCGTTGGCCGGACTAGACGAGGCCAGCCTAAGAAAGAAGTTGCACGAGCGCACGCAGGCGATCCTTGCCGAGATCAGAACTGAATTGGAAAAGGTATGACAAAAAAAGAACTCTGGAAAATTTACTCAAAACGCAATCCTTCATTCGACGGCGACGGCAACGTGACGTTGTCCGCTGCCGGACTTCGCAAGATGTTTGAAACGACGTGGGAAATTGCTATGTATGACGGAGAAGAGGAGCCGACTTCTAAACAACCAGCGTCTCCAAATGTCGACGCGCTCAAACACATCTTTGGAATGAAATGAACGCACTCGCACAAGGCATCCGCGACGGGATAAAGCTCGCATTCGACGGCACGATCTTAGACTGGGCATCCGACCACGTCAGCTTTCCCAACTCGGATCGCGCTTCGCGATTTGATCCTTCTGTTGCGCCGTGGCTCAACGCTCCGCTGTTGGCCGCGAGTGATGACGAGACCACGCAGGTATTTCTTCGCGCACCGACCGGAGGCGGAAAGACAACGATGATGGAAACGCTGGCTTGCTTCATCGTTGCTCAGAAGCCGGGTCCGACTTTATTCGTCGGTCAGACTGACGACATGGTCAAAGATTGGACAGAGTCGCGCTTGCTTCCGATCTTCCAAGAGTGCAAGCCTGTCCGCGACTTGTTCCCGGAAGACCGGCACGCCTTGCGCAAGACCACAATTCTATTTCCGCACATGGTTCTTTTTGCAGGCGGAGCGAACATGACCAACTTGCAAGAAAAATCGATGCGTTACTGCATCGGAGACGAGGTCTGGCGATGGAAAAGCGGCATGATAAAAGAACTCAAGGCCCGCCACCACGACCGCTGGAACCGAAAGACGCTTCTCGTCTCGCAGGGATGGGACGCAGGGCATGAGGCAGACGCTGAATGGGACAGCGGATCGCGGGAAGTCTGGGGCTGGACGTGTTCCCATTGCGGGAACTGGCAGAGATACCTATTCGATCAGATCGAATACACGACCGAACGCGATGACAAAGGCGGCATCCTGTGGGACAAGGTGCAGGATTCGGTCAACATGAAATGCGAGCATTGCGAGACGCGATACAAAGACGACGCATCGACTCGACGCAACCTTGCAAATACTGCAACGTATCGCGCACTCAACCCACATCCGGTGCGCGGTCACCGCTCGTTTGAATATCCAGCCTATGCCGTCTGGTGGATACCTTGGTTCAGCATTGTTAAGGAATGGATCGAAGCCAACGAAGCCAAGAGCAGCGGCAATCTAGAGCCGCTCAAACAATTTATTCAGAAGCGCAAGGCGCAGACGTGGCAGGACGAAGTTACAAGCGATCTGCCAGAGATCACAACCGGCGACTACGCGAAGGCGGAATACTTGGAAGGGCAAAGGATCGACGGAGAACACAGACGCTTTATGTGCGTCGATAAACAACGCGACCACTTCTGGTGCATCGTCCGCGCCTTCCGAGTTGATGGGTCTTCGATGCTCTTGCACGAATCAAGGCCGCTGACGTGGGAGACGCTCGACGCCATCCAACAGCAGTTTGATGTTATGCCGCGATGCGTTGTGGTGGATGCCGGTTACGATACGCCGCTTGTTTATGAGCAATGCGCTAGGCGTGGCTGGACAGCTTCGCACGGATCGGGGCAGGACGGATTTTATCATCTCGATGGAGGACGGCGCACGCGCCGTTTCGTTTCCAAGATCGAAGGAGCGCAAGCTGGAAGCGACGGACTAAAATGCGCGTATTTTTTCTTCAGCAACGAAGGCATCAAAGACAAACTCGCATCACTTCGCCAGGCTGACGCCGTTCCGAAATGGGAAGTTGCGCGGGATGTTTCGGATGACTACCGCAGGCAAATGTTGAGCGAGATGAAAAAAGACGTGACCAACTCGAAAACAAAGCAAGTCGAGCAACGGTGGGTGCGCATCGGCGGCAGGCCGAACCATCTTTGGGACTGCGAATGTATCGCGCTTGCGTCCGCGATGCTGGCGGGAGTTTTGCCGATAGGCGCGGAGAGCTAGGTTTTAAGCGGCTCTGCGAGCCTCCAAAATTATTTTCATTTTCTTGAAATTAATTGTTGACGATTTATCAAATTGGTGAGATATTAATCCCAGATCGAAGCCACCAGGGCGACGACGAAAACCAAACCAAACCAAAAAAAATGAAAATACTAAACACCACCACCGGATTAATCGAGGAACTCACCCACAGCGGATACGCCTGCGACTGCGTGCCTGATTTAATCGTGGACGATAGCTTGATCGTGTTCAACCGAGAAAAGGAAATTCATGAAGCGGACGCAGACTCCATCGCATGGTGGCGGGAATACCTCGCCGCCGACGCTGATTTTCTTACGGCCAAAGCAGACCTGATCGAGACCCTCGACTACAACGAAAAAGACGATTTAGAAATCCTGCTAAGCGACGCCATGCGCTGCGACCTGGAAGACCAACCCGCCGCTGGAATGCGCGTCATCAGCGAATGGATCGCCGATGCAAAATAAAAAACCAACACACGGCGGCCAGCGCAAAGGTGCCGGCCGACCAAAAGGCGCAGCCGGGAAAAACGCCAAAGGCCGCACGGCCGTCACACGCTCTGTCTCAATGCAGCCGGAGACTTGGGATAAACTCGACGCCCAGCGAGGTCAGCAGTCTCGCGGAAAGTATATAGCCGACCGCATTTGACTCGCCCACAAGATCACTTCCCGTCACGCCTCTGGATTCCGATGGAATCTATCCCAGCTTGAAAAATAGAGGGGCGCGCACCAGACATTCTGAACTGACAGATGAAGCCTAGGGACGCCTAGGCGTAGGGTTCTACTTTTGACATCGCCAACATTTAAATGGCGATGCACAAATCATTCTTCGGTCTTCCGGTTGCGACATTGCAAGAATTACAGACCGACTTCACGGCTTGTCTAAAAGCGATTGCCATTGCCGGCGCGAGCTACAGCATTGCAGGCCGCTCGTTTACTCGCGCCAACCTTGCCGAGGTCGCGCAGACCATCAAGGAATTGCAAGCCGCTATTGACAACGCCTCCGGTTCTCGTGTATCGAGATACACGCCGACCTTCCCAACTCAGAGACCATGACGCAAGACCTACTCACCAAAGCCATTTCGTTCGTCTCTCCTAAGGCCGCGTTGGATCGCATGGTCAACCAGGCGAAGCTTCGCAACTTCGGACGCTTCGACTCAGCATTGACGAGCGAGAAGCGCGGCATCAGCCGTGGCGTATCCGGTGGCGAGGACACAAGCGGAACTCGTGAGCGTTACTCGCTCATCCGCGCCGCTCGCGATCTTGCCGACAACTTTCCACCTGTCCGTTCGCTCCTTCTCAAATTTGCAACCTACGTTTCGGGGCGCATCGCATACCAAGCACGCACCGGCAACCGCGAAGCTGACACAGCCATCGAACGCTACTGGCAGAAGTGGTGCAACGACTGCGACTTTCTAGGCCGTCACAACTTTACAACGTTTTTACAACTCGCTGTAACGGCAATGTTGAGGGATGGAGATTGCGGATTCATCATCGTTCGCGATCGCGAAGATTTAAAATTGCAAAGCGTCGAAGCCGACCGCATCGGTTCGCCTTACGATCAAACCGACACCGACAGATATATTGGTGGCATCAATACCGACGAATATGGAAGACCCGTTTCATACACTATTTTCACGCGCACTATCAACAACCAGTATGTTTCTCCTACTAATATTGTTGCAAAAGAGTTTATCCACTTATTCGACGCAGCGCGACTTGATGAATATCGTGGGCGGAGTGCTTTCGCTACTGCGCTAAACGCAACGAGAGACCTACAAGAGGCGATAAAAGCCGAGGTGCAGGCGATCAAATACGCGAGCTATCAAAGCGGTGTCATCACCACCGAGAGCGGAGCCGCTGACGCTGGCGACTACTTCGCACGCGGCAACACGAACGATCAAGGACAGGTCGCACGCTTGCAGTCGCTCGACCCAGGCACGGTCAATTATCTATCCGCAGGCGAGAAGATGGAGATGTTCAAGTCGGACCGTCCGACCGGCGCATTCGGAGAATTCATCCGCTTGGTGCAAGCTCACATTTGCATGGCAGTCGGGCTTCCCTACGGCTTCGCGTTCGATGCAGACAAGTCGGGGCCAATGGCACGCATGGAAGCGGCGATGGCAGAACGCACGTTCCTGCGGTGGCGTGGACTCTTGGAAGGTCAGTTTTTAAACCGCATCAAGAATGTTATCCTTCTCGACGCCGCTTCGCGTGGACTCATTCCAGATTCCGAATACTTGCTCGATGGCCGCTGGTGCTGGCCTGCCAAGGTTTCGATTGACTACGGACGCGAAGCGCGCGCAGACATCGAGCTTTGGAAAGCTGGCTTGAAGACAGCCGGCCAGATTTATTCCGACATGGGCGAGGACTACGAAGAAGCACTACGCGCAAGGGCGAAGGAGGCCGCGATGATCGTTGCACTCGGCGTCGAGATGGATATTCCATCCGAATACATTTCAGATTCTATCATTCCCATTCAAGCCGCCGCGCCTAGTGCCGCACCTATCGTGCAAGAAGAGCCGAAACCAGAGCCGATACAAGAACAACCTAAGCAAGTTGATCTCGCAGACGAGAACAAGCCAAGCAAAGGCATGGTAGAAGAGGCACTAAGGGGCTTAAAGTGGCGCGAAGAATACAATCGAGGCGGGACAGCCGTCGGAGTCGCACGCGCTCGCGACATTTCGAACGGCAAGAATCTTTCGGACGATACCGTTAAAAGAATGCACTCGTTTTTTTCACGGCACGAAGTTGATAAAAAGGGACAGGGTTTTCAACCAGGCGAGGACGGCTTTCCCTCCGCAGGCCGCATTGCATGGGCATTGTGGGGCGGAGACGCAGGGCAGACTTGGGCCGCTGATAAAGTCAAAGGAATGCAGGCATCGCAACCCGAACAGATGAAAGTCTCGCTCGCCGTTCGCGACACGTTCGGACGTATTACCGGCTTTGAAACAAAACATGAGCTTGTCATGCCAACGCCAGAAAAAGACGAGGATCAAGACGACTTCATGGGACGCTGCATGGTGAGCGGAACAATGACGAGCGAATATCCAGACGAGAGCCAGCGCACCGCCGTCTGCATGGCGCAATCGGAGAAAAAATAAATGATAACTCACGGCATAGCACTCGAAGCAAAAAAGGCACTCATCACGGGCGTCCACCAACCTGGAGATGATTACCGAATCGCGCTCTACAGCGCATCGGCAAAGATCGGGCCGACAACAAAAGCCTACACAACCGAAGGCGAGATAAAGGGCATGGGCTATACCGCAGGGGGCGTAGCACTCAAGGGGCATCGGACAGGCATCATCGGCAAAAACGCATTTATAACATTTGATGACGTTGTCCTAAAATCCGCAACATTCGCGGCAGGCGGAGCGATGATCTACAACGCCAGCAAAGGCAACGCCGCGCTTTGCATCCTCAACCTCGGAGCCGAGCGGCACGTCTACGACGGCGCGTTTGAACTCAAATTCCCTAAGCCAACCGAAACCAGCGCACTCATTCTTTTAGCTTAAATATGAAACCAACCAATCCAATCGTTATCGACGGAGAGACATACGACATTTATACAATCAATCTTGCGATCACTAGCATCGTAAATCCAGACGCAAGCGAAGACGCAAACGTGGCTATGCGCCTTGTGCCTACGCGAATTGCGAATGGCGAAGTCATTCTTGCCAACGACTACGCACGCACGATGGCACTCGGTAGCGTTGATAATGTTGACGCGCCCACGAAGACCGCTGTTGCTCAAATTTCTGCAAACATACAAGAATTTATATACGCGAAGGGACTCTAAGCGATGGCACTTATTCTTTCGGCGGCAACGGGAAATTTTAACGCAGGCGCAACTTGGGTCGGAGGCATTGTGCCAGGCGCAGCGGACGAGGCGAGAGCATCGACTACTCATACGATCACGATCACTGCAAACGTGACTTGCACCGAGTTGAGCAACGCAGGAACAGGCACATATGTTCTCAACAGCGGCGTCACATTGACGGCAAACGTGACTAATAAAACAACGACCGTCAACGTCAGCTGCTTATACTTTTCGGCTGTCTCGCCCGCAACGGCAACGATTGTCGGGAACGTAACAGGCGGGGCTGCGTCCAATGCTACGCCCAATTCAGGGGCTGGGGCGATAAGTAATTTCTCGACCGGAACATTGATCGTGCAGGGTAATGTCGTGGGCGGAACTAATGTTATTTGCATCGGGGCATTTAACAACTCGACGGGGACGCTTTCGATTACCGGTAACGTGACGGGCGGCACGGGAAGCCAGTGCCACGGTGTCTACAATTTATCAACGGGCACGATCTCAACTAGCGGAAATGTCGCAGGTGGGAGCGGGGCAACGGCAACGGGCGCAATCAATGCCGCAGCGGGAACGTTGACTATAACCGGCAACGTGTCGGGCGGCACGATTACGAGTGCAATCGGAGTAAATAACGCCTCGACGGGAACGGTCACAATAACCAGCACCACGATTTCTGGGACAGTTGCTATCGCCGCAACAAATTCAGTTGGCGGCACCGTGAATGTGACGGGCAACATAACAGGCGGAACCGCAGCGAATATATACGGCGTGAGTAATGCAGGGGTCGGAACCATCAACGTGACGGGCAACGTCGCGGGCGGAACCGTTGTCGCCACATCGCACGGATTAAACAATGCATCGACTGGGATCGTCACCGTTACTGGAATCTGCACAGGAGGTGCGGCTGGCGCGGCTGGAGCAAATAATGCTGCGGCAGGAACAATCACAACAACCCGCGCAAAGGGGAACGGCTTTGGTATAGGTTCCGTTGCTACTGCTGCTGGCGTTGGAATTTCCTCCGTGCAATCGTCAATTACAAAAATCGAAGAACTTGAGTTTGGTGCATTGGGAATGGTTCCGGTATCTGGACCGTGCTACATAACACCGCTTACAACGAATGTAGCAATTTTCACAAAATACCCCGGCGGAACAGGGACTAAAACTTTGATCGATGCGACAGCAAACGCAGCAATGCCAGCAATTACAAACGTTCGTTTCGGCACAAGCTACGCAAGCGGAGCTTTAACAGGATCGGCATACATTCCAGCCGCAGGCTCGGTCGCCTTCGGTGTCCCCGTAGACGCGACAACAGGCACGGCAACGCTCACCGCCGCTGACGTCCGAGCCGCGATAGGATTGGCAACAGCCAACCTCGATACGCAACTCTCAGACTTGCCGACCGCAAGCGAGAACGCCGACGCAGTCTGGGACGAGTTAATGTCAGCGCACACAACATCGGGAACCTACGGCGGAAGGATCGTGCGCTCGATCAACAGCAACAACGAACTGCAACTCACAGGCTCGCATCACGCAGCCGCAGACGTTCACGAATTTCAAGCCGCCGTTATTCAGTCTGTCGCCTTCGCGACAAGCGCAGTCACGCTTTTCACAGGCGCAATGCGGACGGAACTCACGCCAGAACTCACGGATATAACCGAGGTTCACGCGATTCACGGACTCGACATCGCAAACGCGCTCACGGTCACGCCTACGAGCAGGACATCAGGCGCGATCACGCAAGCGATCACCGGAGACGGAACCACAAACACCGTAGTAACGAGAGTCTAAGCGGATGCTAGCTTCCCTGCTCATCGCAACGCAGGGCTTAATGCCAAGCCCAACGCCGCTTTCTATCGGCTCGCAGGGCTTGTTATTTATTTCGGTAGTTCCACCTGTTCCGATCAACCCAATCGATCTGCCAGGGGGCGGTGGACGAGGACGCGAAGAACGCAAGATCACGATCAAGGTTCGCGGCAACCGTCTTGTTTTCTCGGTCGCGAACGTCGAAGCGTGCGCCGGTTCGCGCATTCAAATTGTAGGTTCGTCTTGCTTCTCGAATGCTGGCGAGGCAGGGCTTTCGATCAGCGCAAAAACAACGGTGCTCGGCAGTCGCAACCATGCGGGCGTGAGTCGCGCAGGGCTTTCTATTTCCAGCACGTTCAACGTCATCGGTTGTGAAGAAGAGGACGAGTTAGAAGTTTATTTGATGGCACAGGCGGCGATGGGATTGATGGACGACTAATTGACATCCGCGCCTTCGCATGGATGTCATCGAAGGAGTTTCAATCATTTCAATAGGCGAAGCAAAAGGCCACGGACTCTACGTGGACGAGACAACTTTGATGCAAGTCAAAGAGTGCGCCGAGACCTACAAGGGCGGCGTCAAAGTCAATCTGGATCACGGCGCAGGGATCAAAGACATCGTCGGTTTCGTAAACAATTTCCGCATCGTCGGAAAACAACTTCTCGGCGATCTCAACCTCCTCGAAACATCGCCTATGCGCGATTACGTCCTAGAGATTTCAAGCAAGTTGCCAGACACGTTCGGCATCAGCATCGCATTCACAGGGCCGATCCGCGAAGTGGAGGGACTCGCCTTCGCGAGTTGCACGGAGCTTTACAGCGCAGACCTTGTGCAAACGCCAGCCGCAAACGCGACAGGTCTTTTCAGTTTTACCGCAAAGCAAGTTGACAGTTTTTCCAAACAAATGACCGATCCAGAAAACACCGAGGCTCCAGAAGGAGAAGTAGAAGTCACAATCGCCGAACTCGCCAAGCGCATGGAAGCTCTTGAGCTTTCTTTCGGCTCGATGAAAACGCAGATGGAAGCAATGCTCCCAGCTGAAGAGCCAGCAGCAGAGCCAGCCAAAGAAGAAATGGCCGCTGAACTCAGCGTCATTTCCAAACTCGAAGCAAAG